TTGCGCACTGGAATGAAATCGGAAAGCAGACGTTTAAAGACAACTACCAGCACGCAAAAGAAACTGGGACGTGTAGACATCTAGCAGAATGGGGAGTTTATTGGTTTAACCGATTCCAGGAAAAAGGAATTTTAAAGCCTTGGTTGTTTAACGTGGAGGAAATTGAGCAAGACGTTCGCAAAGAATTGAGAATAACGCAGAAATGGGTAGAGGAATCAACAGTTGCCGCAAAATCGAAAAATAGGATTTGGAAATTGTTTATTTTGGAGTCGATTAAAGAGAATAAAAATTTAGATCAATTAATTTAAAAAAAAAATGGAAAAAATTTACGCCGGTACGGCCAGAATGCTCGCAACACAATTTGGAACTTTGCCAAAGGTTACGTTTTCAAGAAAAGATTTAAATACGCTTTTGCAGTACTTAAATGAAAACGACACAGAATTTGTAAGTCTTAACGTAAAGGAAAAACCGCAAAAGGTAGAAGGCAAGCCAACGCATTATTTACAAGTAGATGAATGGAAACCTGGTCAGGTTAAAGAGAAAAAAGAATTTACGCCAGTAGTTACAAAACGTGAAATAATCGAAAAAAATGAAAAAGACGTTTTACCTTTTTAGCATAAATAAAGCGGACTTATTTAGCGCGGTTAATACCGTGCTAAGTATTTTCGCCTTAATTCATTTTAAGATGCCTTTTGGATTTCTTTTTATGATTGTGGTTGCATTGTATACTATTGCAATGGACTTTGTTTATAAAGCCTGTAAATGATACAATTTAAACTAAACGAAAAGCCGCTAAGCGTAAACGAAGCCTGGCAAGGTAAACGTTTTAAAACGCCTATTTACAAAAGTTACGAGGAAACTATTTTGCTATCTATGCCAAAGGCTAAAATTGAAACTGAGCAAATGCTAAGGATTGAGTTTTTTTTTGGCTTTAGCAACAAAGCGAGTGATCTAGACAATCCGGTTAAATTGCTCCTGGATATTGCGCAGAAAAAGTACGGGTTCAACGACAAAAACGTTTTCGAGTTAAACATTCGAAAATGCATTGTAAAGAAAGGCGAGGAATTTATACAAATGGGAATTTATAATTTATTGCCTTTTTAATGAAAACAATAAATAGTTTAAGCGGAGGTAAAACCTCGTCTTATTTGGCGCTGCATTATCCAGCAGATTATGAAATTTTTGCATTGGTTCAAATTGAAGACCTAAAATGTAAGCCTAAAGATTTAGGTCTTATAAAATATGCATCGGAAAAATTAAATAAAGAATTTATTGCAACTGCTGAAAGCGATTTAACTTTATACGCAATGCGAGACCTTGAGCAATTAATTGGAAAAGAAATTATTTGGGTTGCCGGCACAAGTTTTGACGCTTTAAACAAAAAGAAAAAAGCAATTCCAAACCAACAATTTAGGTTTTGTACTACTGAAATGAAATTGCGGCCAATATTTGATTGGTGGTATAAAAACATTGGAGAAAAAGTAAAAATGGGCGTTGGTTTTAGATACGACGAAAAAGAAAGAGCCGAAAAATTTACCACAAGTTTTAACGGAATTGTAGGTATTGGGGGGGGGGGGAGAAATAAATGGCAAGAAATTGATTGGCGAGAAGGTTATTTTCCATTAATAGAAAATAAAATAACGCATTATCCAATTTATCAATGGGCGCAAAAAACTGGTATTACATTTCCACAGGATAGCAATTGCGTTGGTTGTTTTTGGAAACCAGTTCAACAACTTAGAAAAAATTGGGATAATGAGCCAGCAAAAATGCAATGGTTTGCAGATCAAGAAAAAAACGCTACTTGGAAAAAAGAAATGAATTACGAGCAAATTAAAACAATTGGATTGCAACAAGATTTTTTCTTTGGAACTGGTAGCGGTTGTCAGGCTGGGTTTTGTACGGATTAAACAAATTGTCTGTTTTTAATTGGATAATTATTTAAAAGTTATATTTGCACAAACAACAAGCAAATGAGTTTAACAGAAGGTCGATTAATTAGACAAGCCAGAAAGCGCAGCGGTTATACGCAAATAGATTTAGCGGAAAAAATTGGAATTAGTTTCCAGCCTATAAATCGAATCGAAAACGGATTTGAAAGCGTATCGTTGCACAATTTGCGGTTAATATGTGAGGCTATTGGATTAGAGGTTATTATTCAACAAAAAAATGGCTAAAGGATTGCCAAAATCAAAATTGGATTATTCGCTGGAAATTCGTTACCGGTTACGAGACGGGAGTTGGAGCGAATGGAATAACAAAGGCAAAGGATGCTTTACAAATATTGAAGTTGTCCAGCGTCAAATTAGATTAATTGCCGCGGCTTATCACGGCAGAGAAAAAGAGGTAAGGTTTGAACATAATGGTAAACTTTGCGACTTTTCTGGAAACGTTACAAATCAAGTAATTACACTATTATAGGTTTTTTGGGTTTGTGTTAATGTTAAATCCTTGTCCAATAGGGCAAGGTTTTTTTATAACTTTGAAAAAAAAAAGAATATGAAAATAAATGATTTAGGATTTTGGGAAACAACCGACGCAACCGGACACATTCACGACCGCAGTTTAGCCAATGCTCTAACGCAATACCTTTTGGACAATGGAATTAAAACAGTTGTCGACTTTGGTTGTGGGATGGGTGATTATGCAAAGGCGTTTAAGGCCGCAAATTTGGCCGTGGAGGCGTTCGATGGTAATCCCAATACGGAAACACTAACGGAGGGAATTGGACGCGTCCTAGACCTATCTAAACCGTTCTATTTAAAAAAGAAGTTCGACGCGGTGCTATCTTTAGAGGTTGGAGAGCATATTCCAGCCGAGTTTGAGGATCAGTTTATTGATAACATTACCAAACACGTTAAAAATACGCTAATTATTTCGTGGGCAATTGAGGGCCAAGGAGGAAGCGGACACGTTAATTGTAGAAATAACGACTACATTATTGGCCAAATAAACGAACGCGGGTTTAAATACAACGAAAAGGCAAGCAATGAATTGAGAAAGGCGGCAACCAATGCGTCCTGGTTTAGTTACACCTTGCTCGTTTTTGATAAGGTCTAGCAGTCGCTAGACTTTTTTTTATCTTTGATTGATTAACCAAACGAAACCGATGGCTGGAAAAGGAGGATTTATACCAGGCTCAGGCAGAAAGCCAAAAGCAGACGAAATAAAAGTAATTGAGCAAATGGACGCGATTGCCGTCCCAGAGGACGCTTGGCGTGCGCTTTGGAATAAATGCCAAGACGGCGATATTCAGGCTATTAAATGCTGGCTAAATTATCGTTTTGGAATGCCTAAGCAAGTCGTTGACGTAACAACGCAAGGCGAGAAGGTAACGCCTCCGATTGAGTGGCTTAAAGGCAAATAATGGACGCAATAAAATTGTTGGATAAATACCAGCCTCTATTTTACGAGAATCCAGAAAGTCGGTATTTCCTAATTACTGGCGGGCGTGGTTCTGGTAAGTCCTGGACGTTGTCTATGTTTCTTTTAAACCTGACTTACGAGGAAGGCCACGTTATTTTATTTACCCGTTGGACGCTAACGAGTGCGTTTATTTCAATTATTCCGGAATTTATTGACAAAATAGAGTTAATGAATAAAGAGGGAGACTTTGAAATTACCCAAAGCGAAATTATTAACAAGGTAACCGGCTCAAAAATACTATTTCGAGGAATTAAAACTAGCCAGGGAACGGCAACGGCTAACCTTAAATCTATTGCTGGAGTAACTACCTGGTTATTAGACGAAGCCGAGGAACTAGTAGACGAAGACATTTTCGACCGTATAGACTTATCCGTTAGAGCCGTAGACAAACCAAACCGCGTTTTGTTAGTAATGAATCCAGCAACCAAAGAGCATTGGGTTTACAAACGTTTCTTTGAGGATTACGGCGTTAATTCTGGATTTATCGGACTTAAAAACGATTGTACTTACATCCATACGACCTATTTAGATAACTTGGACAACCTTAACCCAACAGTAATAAATAGATTTGATGCGATGCGCCAACGCAATCCAACAAAGTACAACCATATTGTAATGGGCGCCTGGATGGATAAAGCCGAGGGAGTTATTTTTGAAAATTGGAAAATTGGCAATTTCGATACCTCTTTACCTTTTGGTTTTGGTATGGACTTTGGATTTAGTATTGATCCAACGACATTGGTAAAGGTAGCCGTCGACGAAGACAATGGTTTAATCTATTGCGAGGAATGTTTTGCAGAAGTTGGGTTAACAACTAGCGATATTGCCAAGCGCATTGGTAAGCATTGCCAGGCTAACGAAATGATTATAGCAGATAGCGCAGAGCCAAGGCTAATAAATGAGGTCTACAACTTAGGTTTTAATATTAAGCCTTGCACAAAAGGGCCGGACTCTGTAAGGTACGGGATTAAAAAAATGCAAGACTACCAAATTGTCGTAACCGCTGAAAGCAAGACGATTATAAAAGAACTTAACAATTACATTTGGAGCGACAAACGAAGTGATACGCCAAGGGACGATTACAACCATACAATTGATGCAATTAGGTACGCTTTTGATAAATTAACGAATACCAATGATTTTTGGCACGTTTAGGTTATCCAATGATTTTTTTATATTAATATCCTATTTTTACAAAAAAAGACGCACGGAATGAATTATATCGACCGCATCAAATCCCTAGTTGGACTTAACAAAAAGGACGCAACATATTTAAACGCCGTTTTCCCTTATTTGGGTAACAACGTAATCTGGACCGCGCCAACAACGCAAAACTTTGTCGAAAAAGGTCTTTACCTTAACTCCGACCTTTACTCGATTATAAACCTAATCGTTAACAAGTTGTCAGCGGCTCCGCTTATTACTTACGAAATAACAGACGAAAAGGCTTTTAAATATTACAAGGCAATGAGCGGAACAATGCCAAATTCTGGCGCTAAATGGTCCGCAGAAAAGTTGCGAACTAAAGCAATGACAGAGGTTAATATTCCCGAACTTGACCGATTGCTAAAAAAACCAAATGAGTTCCAGACCTGGGACCTCTGGTTAAAAGAAATTGCAGCCTTTAGATTGATTACTGGGAATGCCTATATGTACGGCGCAAGACGCGGCGACCAACCAGACGCGCCAATTATTGCGCTTTATTCGTTGCCGTCGCAGTATATGGAAATTATTTCCGGAGGACTAAACCAACCAATTAAGGAGTATAGATTAACATATAACGGTTACGAGCGCATCGATGCCAAAAACGTTGGACATCTAAAGAATTTTAATATTTCTTATCAGGCTGGAACTGCAAACCATCTTTACGGCGCCTCACCTTTACGCTCCGCAGTTCGTGATTTAACCACGTCTAACGATGGCAAGCAAGCGCTTTTGTCGATGCTCCAAAATATGGGAGCGCGTGGTATACTAACGGGAGACGGAAGCGTTAACATTACACGCGAGCAAGCGCAAGGCTTAAAGGAGGATTACGCGCACAATTACCAAGGCTCAAACAGAGCGGGCGACGTAATCATTACGCCAGCCAAATTGTCTTGGGTGCAGATGGGAATGAACGCAGTTGATATGTCTATTATCGACACGCAAAAGGTTATTTTACGCTCTTTGTGCCGCGTTTACGGCGTTGATGCAAAACTATTAGGCGACACTGAGGCAAGTACCTTTAACAACACCGAAACGGCTTACAAGGCTCTAATTAATAACGTGGTGCGTCCTTTGCACGTTGAGATTAGAGACGTACTAAACAACTGGCTTTTGCCAAGTTACGGCAAAAACAACTACTTTGTCGATTTCGATTATATGGCCTATCCGGAAATGCAAGACGATATGGACAAACTTGTTCAGCAATTGTCTGCGGCTTACTGGTTAACGCCTAACGAGAAACGTACGGCAATGAATTACGGAGTTTACGAGAATGAGTTAATGAATAAGCCATTTATTCCACAGGGTTTAATGACCTTGGACGAATACGGCGCGCAACCAGTTGACAACATAGACAACGTGGGAGACTATGCCGAAACCAACGCGTAAGGAAATTGCTTTAGCCAATCAATTAGATGCTTTGCAAAGGCGTTACGAGAGGCGATACGAAAAGCAGATTTATACGGCTTTAAAGAAGCAATTAAAGCCATATTTGGACGCTATTAAAGAGGCGCCAGGTAATATAAACGAGTTCGACCTAATTAGTCCAGCGCCATTGGCTGACGTATTGGAAGACCTTTACGTTACCGCTGGCGTTGCGTATGCGGACGCAATGTATAACGCAATACAACCGCCAACAAAAGCAACTAAAGAAGCGTTACGCGCTGGATGGCGTGACTTTATGCGACGCTTTGCCGTGGTTAATATAACCGGTTTACTGCTTGACATAAATAAAACCTCGCGAGACATTATCCAGAGAATAGTTACTATTGGTTTACGGGATGGCAAAGGGGTTCCAGACATTGCGCGGACAATAGAGCAAAGCGTTGGCGCTATATTTACGAACCGTTCCAAATTGATTGCCCGTACTGAAATGGTAAAGGCAACCAACACCGCTGCAATGGAATCGTCTAAGACCTCGGATTTTATGTACGAAAAGAGATGGTTGCCAGCCTCCGATTTGCGTACGCGTCCAGATCATAAAGCAATGCTAAATTCTGAATGGATACCTTTCGACGCAAAGTTTACAGTTGGAGGTTATGAAATGGACAGACCAGGCGACTCAACAACTGCGCCAGCCTCGCAAATTTGTAATTGCCGTTGCAAGGTTGTCTTTAGATTAATGCGAGACGTTGACGGTTTACCAATTCGTAAATGATTGCAAAGGTTATTAATTTGGATTCACGCCGTGATAAATGGCGCATTTGCGAAATGGAATTAGGGCCGCACTTTGAACTAGAGCGGGTTTCCGCAATACGCCACGAATGGGGTTGGGTTGGATTAGCAAAAACATTTAATAAAATATTTGAAGAATCTGAAGGCGACGTTTTAATTTTTGAAGACGACGCAACATATAGAGGTTGGGTAACTAATCTTTTAAATGTAATTAAGGATTTACCGGAAGGCTGGGAAATGTTAATGCTTGGCGCAAATATTAAAGACCAACGGATTGACAGGATAAACAACACGTTGGCCCGTACTTATGGCGCCTGGACAACGCACGGCATTTACTATTCTCAAAAACTTTGCAAAGAGTTGGCAAGCCTAGAGTTTAGCGTTCCAATAGACGAATATTTTAGGACTGTCGTACATCCACGCGGCAACAGTTACGTCGTTTACCCGTTCCTAAGTTACCAGCGTCCAAGCGACTCAGATATTGAAGGCGGCTTTAAAGATTACACTAATTTATTTCAAGAATCTGAAAACCGAGTGCGCGATTTTGTTAACCAGTAATTTATTGGTTTGCTTTTTTTTTTATCCCTTTTATTTTTACAAAAAAAGACGCAATGATTTACAAGAATATAAGCAGCGGAATTATTGAAGACGTTGACGACGTTAAAGGAATCGTTACCGGTTACTTTTCCGCGTTTAATAACATTGACTCGGACGGCGACGTTATCGTTTCTGGCGCATATAAAAAGACCGTAGCGGAAAACGGGCCAATGGGACGGAACCGCATTATGCATTTGCTCCAGCATAACCCTCTTATGCCATTGGCTAAACCTATGGAATTAATCGAGGACGCTAAAGGATTGCGTTTTGTTTCTAAGATTACAGAAACCAGTTACGGCAAAGACGTAATTAAACTTTATGCTGAGGGCGTATTTAACGAGCATAGCGTTGGCTTTGAAATTGTAAAGAGCGACAATAAATCCGGTTATAGAGAAATTAGAGAAATTAAATTGTGGGAAGGTTCGACTGTTACTTGGGGAGCCAATGCTAACACACCAATCGAATCAATGAAAAGTTGGGATAAGCCAAAAAGCGAAGATATGATTGCAAAAATGTGCAACCTTATCCGCAAAGGCGATTTAACTGACGAAAGTTTAATAACTTTGGAAATTGCATTAAAGCAAATCGAACAACATTTAAAGTCCTTGCATTTAGACCCAGTTACGCAAGAGGAATCCGGCGCAAGTCAATTCATAATTGAGCAAGACCCGAGTTTGGCAATGGCTTTAGAGTTTGAATATTTACCTAAACTTAAAAAATTTATTTAAAACAAAATGGAAGCAATTAAATCACAATTGGACTCTGTATTGGCTAAATTGGAAGGCAACGAAGCGTTGATTTCCGACGTAAAGTCAATGAAAGAAGCGGGTGAGGAATTCAGAAAGAATCTTTCTCAGGAAACCGCAAAACTAAACGAAAAAGCAACTGCGCTCCAGGCTCAACTTGATGCCGTAGATGCTAGAACTCAGGCTGGTTTCGCAAGCGCACAAAAAGGTTATTCTTTCTCTAGCGAACTAGAGAAAGCATTTGCATCTGACGCTTTCGGAAACTACAAGAGCG